AATCAGTAGAGTTGGAAACGAGAAGTCCTTCGTTGTAAGTAGCAGCAGGGAGAATTTCAAATACAGTTCCTGCCCAGTTTGGTATTCGCTGGTAGTTTCCCCTGTTTGTACCGTTAACAGTCACACCGTTGTCTCCGTTTCTCGTAACGGATGTCATATATATCGGTAAAACTATCCATGTCTGATTGTCTGCGAACTCCTGAACGTCAACCGGACGTGTCGGTAAAACAAAAACTGTGGAGCCTGACGTTAATGGAGTATTAACCTGAAACTGGTTTGCCCCCGTACCGTAACCAGCAAAACTTGTGCAGAATGACGGGGCACGGAGCCCCGCTGTAATCGCCATCGCAGGACGGCCATCGTTATAATCTATCAGTATTCCTTCCGGCATATTTCACCTTATGTCCATCGTCCAACAACAACACGACCACCTCCTGAGAGATTTACTGTGATCCCATTGCCGTCAATGCGAGTAACGTTATTCACTCCGTTAAATGCAAATTCACCGCTGTCGGCATAGAGTTTCCCATGGAATTCTGGGCTACCAGATTTTGGTAAATTCCATCCGCGTCCACCACCACCGGGGATAAAGTTTGCAGACTGAAGTGAATCGGTAATTTTCGCAAAATCGATGGATGCTTCCTGAATTAATGCGCTACGAATAAATACCTGTCCGTTATAGACGAAGAATGCAGCCTGCCAGTTGCCGGGGTTATTACCGGAATAAATGCCGAACTGATCCGCGGCAAATACAACGGTAGATTTATAGCTATTCCCCGATGGCTCGATAGACATGCCGAATCCGGTGTTATATTTCACACCGTTCCTGACAATCCCCATATTGAGTGTGTAAGAGGCTTTTGCAGTCCCATCACTATTTACCTCAGCGGTCATTTTCTGATTTACGGCTGAGGTTAACTCTCCTTCGGGGCCTATTTGTGCCTGTACGTAAGTGGAAAGATCGGCGAGCCCCTGCTCGGCAGTAGCGACAGTTGTTTTCACAACAAGGATATCGGCACGTACCTCACCGTACTGCTGATACTGGTGCTCAACAGTGCCGTGGTTCGCCAGCGCGTTCGACATGATACCGTCCAGATTGGTGTTGACACCCTGCTGAACATTTTTAAACGCATCTGATTCGCGGATCTGCTCATCAATGAGCTCTATCATTCCAGGAATGTCTGATGACGCCTGACCTGATGCCTCAACGAACTCCGATACCCCGAAAGCATTTTTGGTACGGACATAAACGTAATACGTCTTATCAGCCTGTAGACCATGAAGCGTCCACTGGTTAGAGCGCCCAAGGAACTGAGTCTGGCCTTCAATATCGTTAGGATTGACAATCTGCTTCTGCCCGGAGTACCAGAACTCAAACGATGTGTCTGTCGTTGCCGTAATGGGCATGACGGGGACCAGGTCAGCAGAGAACAAGCCAGGCGTCCAGATAACACTGGATGGTGCAGGTGGCGCACCGATGACCATGCTAATTTGCGTCTCAGCGCCTTTCATTCCGTTTTCATTGCGGCCGCGAACGCCAAGCGTGTATCCACCGGCGTTCAGACCAAAGAACTCGTAGCGGAACTGATCTGTTTCGTACTGAGCGACCACTTTGCCGTCGTCGGTATATACGTATAACTCAAACACCAGCTTTTTAGTGGTAGTTGCTGTCTCCCATGTAGCAGTAACCTGAACAGTCTCGGTATTGGTGTTGATGATGCGCAGGTTCTCTACGTTCGGCACTCGATACCCGTTCGGTGTATCGTTGGGAACTTCAAACACGGCACCTTCATCAACAATGGCCTGTTTGTTCGGGTCATGTTGTGATGCAGTGATGCTGTAGACCGAGTTGTTATCGGTCTCTGCAATGCTAAGGATGCGGAATAGTCTGGTAGAAACGTTACTGGTAGATATGGCAAATACAGTACCGTCACGAACCCATGCTGGAGTCGTTTTCAGCGTCACCACGTTGCCGGAAATGCTGCCAATCTCGTATTTAACGAACTTCCCGTTGCTACCCATGATTGACATGGTGTCGCCGTCTGATATCAGGGATGAATCAACCGCATCCACGGTAATTCTGTTACCTGCATGCGACATAATGCGGCCACCAAGACGCGCACCAGCATAGTTGTTATTCATGATTTCAACGATATCACCCGGCGTGAAGTGGATAGCATCGCGCGCCATCTGGAAAGACAGTCTGCTGCTTTCCCGTTTCGCCGTTTCAAGAAGCCATTTTCCAGCGCGCCATGCCTGACCGCGAGACGTGCAACCGAATGCTTCAATTGTTGTTTCGTTGTAGTTTCCGCGAGCGATCATCTCATCGTCGGAAACGTATTCTTTTACCTGCTCCCAACCATTATCCGGATCAGTCCATGACACAACAACGGCATTGTATTTCTCTGATCGCTTCACGGAGCTACGCTTGAACTCGCCATCAACCACGTTAGCATTCGTGATTGTCGCAATCGGGTCCTGTGGCGCATCCAGCATGACAGACAGTCGCATCCCGTCCCACAGTGCTATACCGCGAAACATGCTCGCTATCTTGTCGAGAATGTCACGCGCACTCACCTGCTCGGTAATATAGGCATTCAGCGTCATCCTTGGTTCCTGCCCGCCGTAGCCATCGTTAACAAGCTGATCGCAATACTGTGAGAGGACGTACAGCGCACCGTCATCTATATCGATATAACCGGCACGTTTCGCCAGGCCAAAACGGGTATTCCTCGCCAGTTCACGGAACAGCCACGCCGGGTTGTTAGTCCACGCTTTTTTGAATCCGCCAGTCCACAACCCCGAATAAGTTCTGGCAATCGGATTGTAGTTGTCAGGAACGTCCACTATCAGGCCGCGAAGATGGTATGTGCGACTAGGGGTATCGGTGTACTGGTCACGGTCAATAACCGCACCCGCAATAGCGGAGAACGGATAGTTCAGGTTATCGTCGGTGATCTCGCTGTAGCTGTTCCAGATGGTGCCGTTTGACAGCAAATCACTGGTGCTGTCCGGCGTAATTCGACGCACACGGATATCGAACGGTTTAGTTTCCGGCGCGTCAATCAGGTGTGCTTCAAGATATTCACCTGAGATTTTTCCTGTAATGGTGACGGTCTTTACTATTGCAAACCCGCCCGCTCCAGATCTGGTCTCCAGAACCAGAGTGACTGAAGTGTTCTTCTGGTTTCCTTTGGTGTCCCGCTCTACCAGCCCGGTGACACCAACGTTGAACCGCACCCGGGTTACATCCTGATCCGTAATAGTGCGTACCAGCGGCGTGTCATAGGTTACTTCGGTGTTCACGATTGTTGTTGCTTCAATAGCAGCGAAGCCGTTAATGGGTGATTGCGTTTCAGACCCCGGGCGCCAGGCTACGCTTACGCCATTTACGCTTACGCTTCCTGTCGCGTCTGTTACCGGGGTCTTGTTGAGCTTGAAAGACGATAGGTGTTCCTGGTCAACGGGCCCGAAAATCGGACCTTCCGAAATTAGATCCAGTACCCGGTAAAATTGCTTTGATTTGAGATTATCGTCGAGTAGTTTGGGGGTTGATGCTTTGCCGCCTCCTGAAGACATAATGCCACCTTAGCTAATAGATTCCGTCCAGTCCTGGATGTTGCTTGTGTCGATACCGAGAGAAATAACATTTGAGCCAACTTCCATCTCACCGAGTAGTATTGGTACAGGTCTACCCTGCCCCACTCTGTTCTCCGCACTGGTAAATGAGTTATTCGTTAGCGTGTTTGTCTCAGCCGCTTCCGCTGACGTTTTAGTTTTCATGTTGCGGGACATGTAGACCGAGTACGCAATTGAAGCCACGCTGACGGCAACCGCAATCCATGCCGCAGCAGCGGCAGTGAGAGCGCCTTCGACTACCGGCACAAACAGGACTACAGAACCATCTTTCAGGTGGCGATCCAGATGCCATTGCATAGCCGATGCCTCAACATCCTCGCCCGCTATTCGGAGCCGAAGTTTTGTATTGAGGAATGCTTTTTTGAATTCGTGATTCTGGGCAAGAAGCAGACGCAGTCCCTGCGCTGGCGTGTCTACGTTCAGAGAGATTTGGCGGTAAAATCGGCGTAAATTGCCCGCAAATTTAAAGATGAGCACTGTTCATGTCTCCATATGGAATGCATCTGCTTAACATATGCCGGACGCATTGGCTCTCTCCGGCTCAGGTGTCCGGCGTGGTCATGGTGAAGCACCATGTTTTCGTCGAGGAGAATCATTGCGTGGCAAGGGTCAGCGCCGGGGAATGGCTGCCTGATGATGACGTCACCTGGTTGCGCTTCACCCGTCGATACCTGGCGGAAGCCGTTGAGAGGCATGTTGTTCAGATAAAGATTTTCACCACGTAACCACCACCCATTAGTGCGTTCGAAGTCAGGAAGGTCAATTCCGCAAAGATGATATGCATCCCTGAACAGGGTGTAACAGTCCATGACACCATGCTTGAACTTGCGACCCAACAGCAATGGAACAGGCCTGAATTTCATAATCACACCATCGCAAGCCAGCCACCACGGAAGTCCATTGGATACCTGTGCATTGCGGTCTGCTCCTGACAGAAAAGGCACTCTTCCCGGATGCGAGTGAAATACAGCCGTCACCTCTCCCTCGTCCTCGGCTGACAGCCATTCATCATCGCTGATGCGGAAGTGTTTTCCCGGGTCAGGGTGTATATTCCGGCAGCGGTATAGTCGTTCACCATCAATAATCAGTCCACACACTTCATCCTGCGACGATGCCGCATATTCTAGTAACTCTTGCATCAGGAGACCTTTTGAGAGCCGGGGAAACTGCTGATTGGCATTGGTTCCGGTCGCGGATAACGGAAACGGCAGCCGCTACGGCGGTGAGAACACTTATCTTTCGCCGGGTCTGCGGTTGGATTATCGCGCTCATCTGCAACTGGCGGCCCGTCATATCCACACCCAACGCCGCGATACTGCCACTGGCACACGTCAGCCAGAATAGTGCGAGCCGGGATAATGGCGTTATCGCAGTCAATCGGTGTCGCCAGCGTGTAGGTCACCTGTTCAAACGTCTCTTCCGTCATCTCCTCGACAACGTAGCGGGAAACGGCCTCCTGTGTCGGGTCTGCATCAGGATTACCGTTCGGAAAGTTAACCGCATCAAGATATTTTACCGGCACCTGACGCCTGGTGATTACCACGCCAAGCATGTCATCAAAATCGTGGTTAATCCCGGTAATCAGACCGGTCACGTTCGCCACAACCATTGTTGGCCTGGCATAGGTCCCTTCGTTCTTTGACTCGAATCCTTCCACTGCTATCGGGTAAGCCTGGTACTGGTTGCCCTTCCAGATAACATTACCGTAATAGCCATTTGTACCGGAATGGAAGCGGATAAGGTCACCGCCATATGGTTGCAGGTCTGCTTCGAAAAGGTCAATGAAAGCGCCGACTCCGGCATCGACGCTATCAACAATCATATTGTCTGGTATGTCGCGCACAGCAACCTCCCATAAATAAATATCCTCCGGCATAGCCGGAGGTTTTTCAGATGCGCCTGTAAGGCTCTCTTACCAGCCGCGCCCTAACAGGCGCATACGATCTGACATTTGCATCAAACTTCGTTACTTACGGCCCGTAAACGGGCTGCCCGGATAAGGGATCGATAATTGCTCACCCATTTTATCCTC